TAGATGAGTAACTGATGCTCTCATTCTCGTATAAGTCTACAACAACAGCAGCTCCATTGCTTGCCTTAACCGTTAATATTACTGATGGCTTCATGCTGTGTAATCGTTGCTAAATTTCAATGTCAATTCTAAGTCTGTTTTCGCGAAGCTGCGAGTCTTAATAGCTACGTAGTTATTAGATTCTATCACTACTGGTGTAGCTGAGCCATCTGCTCCAATCATGTAAACCGATTCAGAGTAAATAAGATTCTTAAGATATTCGAACTGCCCTTCAGTTAAGTAGTCAGTGCGTATGCGCATCATCTTCTCAACGAATGGGCTGCGCTCGGTTAAACCTCTATCGTATGTGTTAAATCCGAACTCAGTAGTCTCATCAGCTGTGCCGTAGTTACCCACTACCTTTCTATATCTCTTGCGCTCTATTGAGTAAGAATCCTCAGAGCGTTTAGTAAAATTGAAATAGTCCCATCCGCCTCTGCTGTTAGTCCATCCTAATCTTACCTTATCGAATCTGCATTCGTCAGCTGCTTTGAATACTGCTATTGATCGTGCACATGGTGAGCCTCCCGAAGTTCTGAAGTTCAAGATGTAGTGATGCCATGCTGCATCTAACGCAAACATCTCATTGATGTTAGCAGGCATGAGAGGCAAGTGGTTAATTGTTCCTGCTGCAATTACGCACGCTAAAGTATCAGTCTGAATAGGTGAGCCTGCTGCATTGAATTGAATAATCTGCACCTCATCAATAGCGTTACCTGTTAAAGTAGTGCCATCATCAGCAGGAATAGTAAGCACCCCATAATCATCATTATATCCTGTTATGCCTATCGTGTTAGCGCCTAAGCTGTACTTAGCTAATACATCATCCATTGCATAGGTGCTACGTACTAAATCACTCATGATGTAGCTCGTTGCTGAGCTCAGCGCAAAGTGTGTAGCTGGATTAGGATTAAAGCCATCAGAAATCTGAAAAGCTGCATTGATTAAAGCGCTGCCATCTAATGGGTAAGATGTAGCCTGCACAGTGAATACACCAAGCACCTCATAACCTTCTTTGATTATTGTGCTAATGCCTAAGATATTGCGTGATGTATCCGCATCTTGCACCGTTGTAGATGCAAATAATGAAGGTACAGCATCAGTGCTGTTTACTCCTAAATCCATTGCTTGAGCTACTACAGGATTAAGGTCAAACACTAAAGCGCCATTGATGTTAGGCTGCACGTAAAAAGTATTTGTAGTAGTGCCGTTGCTTACCTCTATCACATAGCGAAAGCCAGGCTGTCCTATGTTCGAAGATGTAGCCACCACGATAAGCTTCTGCTTAAGCGCAGTAAAGACGTATGGCTGCTGATGTATTGTAATTGCCATTATGCAGGTTTAATATTAGTTAATTTTCTCGTTTGATTTAAGATATAGATGTTCACAGCTTCCCCCATTGCCTCATTTAACTGAGCAGCGTATTCAGGTAATGTTTCTAAGTAGGCATCTCTCCAATAGTACAATGGAGCAATACCTTTCTTCTCAATGCTCTTAGCCATGGCGTTAGCCACTTTCCTACGCTCATCCTCATCCCTATTAATTGCACTCTTAGCAAACTTAGTTCTTTTACCTGTCTCACCTATTGAGCGTAGCTTAATCTTCTTTAAGTTCATCCAGTTCAGAATAGCCTCTACAGGAGGCTTGGCTGCGCTTGCTGCGAAACGTGTATCTATACCTTTGTAATTGCTTTCCTTACCTTGCCTACCGTATTCCACCCACTTAGCGTAGTCTGCTGATGAATTAAATGATATAGATGGAGTAGTACCGGTAACATCCATGTCATAGTAGAGCGAAGCTGCGAGCGTGCCTGTAGTGTTGGCTCTTCGCTTCTTGCCGTATCTCGTTTGCTGAATTCTAATGTTAGAGCGTGCGCGATCAGTAACGGTCTCACCGAAATCTAAAAGCACATCGTATAGTGCGCCCTGTTCAAATAGCTCAGCAAGTATGCTCATTCCTTATCTGCTTCCTCTTTAATCTTGTTGAAGAATTGAATCAATGGCAAGCCAAATTTGGTTGGCATCTCTTGGATGAAAGCATCTAACTGCTTCAAATGTTCCTCTGTTAGTTGCATAGTTAGAAAGATAAAATTGTAACACCTATTGCGTTTGCTACGCATTGTTCTACCCACGTGTTGTCTTCACCCCACGCTGCGAATTCTTGTTCTGTTAGCGTGTAGTTACCATTTGATAAAACCTTTGAAGGCACTTCCTCAGTAGCCTCTGATTTCAATTCGTAGTAGGTAGTGCAAGTTGTTGCAGATGTTTCGAAGTTGAGAATGAGAACGCTCATCTCTGTTGCTGTTCCTGCGTTTAAAGGAAAGACTATTGGTTGAATTTTAGCCATTGTTTATTTATTATACTATTTTTACTGTTCCGCCATCGTTCCACAAAGCACCCGTTGGAAGTCCTGCGCTTGACGTTGGAAGATTACCAAACACTATGTTTCCTCTTGCCGTTTCTATTGCTCTGAAATTAGCCGCTGAAGTAAGCGTTGGATTCACATACAATCCACGAGTGATTCCATTTGCGCCGCCTGTTTGGTTAATTGTGGTAACAAGTTGAAGTGTTGAGTATGTTGAAGTTCCGCTTGTTGGTGCAAATGTGTCATAAAACTGCGTTAAGAATCTTGGCCCTGATGTTGTTGCAATTAACGCTCTTCCAAAATTATAACCACCTTCGGCTAAACTTGATAGTGTTAATGCGTCAATTCTTCCATTTGCATAAATTCTAACATATCGGTCAGCTGATGAAGTTACACGAGCGACTTGTATAAAATCATTATCCAATGTTCCTCTAAAATCTGCAAGTGTTGCTAATGGTGTTCCGCTATTTCCTGTTCCGAATAATGCGTAACCCTGCACCCTCGCTGTCCCATTCACATCGAGCTTGTACCCTGCGTCTGTTGTTGTGCCGATGAGTAGGTTTCTATTAAATGTCAATCTCATTGAATTTTGTTGAGTAATCAACCAATCGTGTTGAGATGCTCCTGTTGAGCCTTTAGTTATTGCATAATCCGTTGAAACAAATCCACCACCTGAATTTCGAGTAATCATTTGAAAATTACCCGAAGAATTTGCAAATTCAGTTATATTAAATGTAGATGTTGCCGCTGATGCTTGTAAATAAATGCTGCTATCAGTGGCTTTAGAAATGTGCAAACCTACTAATGGCGAAGCCGTACCAATCCCCAACCTACTATTCGTATTGTCCCAAAATAAGTTAGCACTCTCCTGTAATACATTGCCCGTCCCTTCGAACAAGACACGTCCTACCGTTCCGCTTGTGATAGGTGTAGTGCCTACCGTTAAGCCTGTCGCTATAGTGAATGTTCTGTTTGCGCTTAAGTCTTGAGTTGTTCCGTTGATCGTGAGTGTTCGCGTTTCTGGAACTGGAGTATATCCGAGTGCCGTTGCAACCGTCTTGTTTTTCCATAAAGAAGTAGAACTTTCGTAAGTTAGAACGTTATTGTTTAGAGGAGTGTCAATATACACGTTGTGTAATTCGTCCAACTCCCATCCATTCATCACCTTAACGTATATCTTTCCGTGAATAGCGTGAGCGTATTCAACGTAACCGATAACAACAATATGCCCTGTCGCTCCTGTTGGCTTGACGTTCGTAATTGCTCCCGCTGTTGTTGGTGACAAATAAAGAACATCTCCATCTGCCCACGTTTCGCCTTGCAATGAACCTGTTGTGTTAATCTCCTCAAGATTTCCAACAGTCATTATAAAGCCTTCTTGATTCGTTGCTATCGTCTCAGTAACTACACCTATTGTATCCGCGCTATTCGTATCGTTGTTTGCTTGTGCAAGTGCTACCGCTAAACGCTGACCTTGCGCACCGCTGATTCTTACCGCTTGATAAGCAGCTTTTGTAAGCGTTGTGTTTGGTGTTACTTTGTTCACTACGCGAGCAACAAGGTCAACCCCATTCTTTAAGATAACAGAACCGCCTTTTAAAGTTGTCTCTGAACTACCTATTGTATCGTTCCATCTCGTTGTTCCAACCGCTGCCGTTCCTGTTGGAGATGTATCTAAAGACAATTGCCCTGCCTTTAACTCATACTCGCCTAAATTAACATTTCCTGTTGCGCCTGTATAAGGTACTTTGTTTGTCTCTAAATCAGTAACGTCAGTCTGTAGTGCTGTCACATCAGTCTGAAGTGCTGCGATATCGTCAACGATGCTTATGATGGTAGCGCATTCAGGTAAATCTTCGCAGGTTATACCTACTTGGTCAATGAGCTGATACCATCCTTTTACTCCACTGCTATTAGTACCATAGTAATAAGAGTTACCCGGTGCTTCTACGTCTCCATCTAAGCTAACGAATACCCCATTCTGATCTAAGCTCTCAATGAACTGAAGTGCTCCCCATCCATCACTACCCGAATCAGTTGGAGTGTTGTAGTTCCAGCTTGCAGGAATGCTACACGCTGACCAATCGTAATCTAAGTTAAGTTCAATAGTTCCTGTAACTCCTGTAAGAGTGTGAGTGTATTGCTCAACGAATGGCTCAGAACTGACAGGGCGCGTAAGCACCACGTCAGTGCCGAACATATTACCCAAGTAAATCTCGTTGATTAAGTCTTGAAAGATAAGCGAGCAGTCAGTAATTGATTCTGCCTGATATCCTGTCTTATCTTCCTTATCTCTTGGAAGGTCAGAGATGAATATCTCAAACTGAAATGAACGAGTACCAGGTGAATAGTTAATAGCGCGAGGCTTAACGTGCAGCCATGGCCATTCTGCCTCTTTCTCTAAGTCAGCTTGGCTAATCTCACCATGCGTAAACCTTCTCAGCTGAAAGTGCCCTGCTGCGAACTGTCTAAACCTATCTACTATTACGTTGTATGTGTAGTTAATTGTGCTCATATCTTTATAGTGGAAATTAAGTTAGCTTTTGTTGCATGCTGTTAGCGTAGTCCATCGCTTAGGTTAGATGTGTGAAGATTGTTGAGGCTCTCGTCTTAGTTATGGCATCGAACTTAGTTACATCTCTCTCTGCCATCTCTTCGATTACATGCCACCACTGATAGACTGATGCTAATGTTTCACCTCTTCTGCTAACTGAGTTATCTCCCTCTTCAGCCTCTCCAGCTCCTGCTCTAAATATGCGGGTGTATTGCTCAGCAAATCGTTTTTGAGTGTCGAAAAAAAAAGCAGCGCAGCATTCACGTTGGCTAAGTTCATCTTCCTCATCTGAGGCGCATACTTAAGATGTACATCACTATCATACTCTTCTATCTTATACTGCATGTTAATCTCAGCTGTTACTGGTCTATAGAGAATGCACATAAGCTCAGGCAGTTGGTGAGGGAAGTTCTTACTTAGTTCAGATAGATCTAACCACTCTCCAAAGGTCATGCTCTTAAGGTTAGGATGAAAGCCAAACTTAATACCATCTATCTCTATGAACTGCTTAAATACCTTCTCATCTTGGCGCAAACCATCAGCATAAGCTGTCACAATTTTTTCAATTTTTGTGACATCAATCTTCCTGATATCATCTCTCTTTAAGCCTGTGATAGCCTGAATCTGAGAAACAGTATCTTCACCCGCAGCCATGAAATCTACGTATGTGCCTAGTGTCTGATCACTGTACTTAGTGCTTATTATCTTGTCACTCATAGCTTTTGTATTTCTTTCTTTACTTCTTGCCAGTATTCTTTAGTATCTAAATCGAAATCATCAGTAGCTAAAAATAACTCATCTACTGCAATTATAGCGCAGTGCTTTGCATCCTCTTTAGCTTCATCATCATAAAGCAGATTAGCTCTAAGATAAATCCAATACTTATCTACTAACTCTTTTGCTTTTAATTCAGGCATCATATGTTTGTACCGTCTATGGTTATGTTAATGCTCTTAATCTCTGTGCTTAATTCTTGGCGCTCTATGTACCCTCTCTGCTTGCCTTGAGTCTTTAGGTAGAATATCACAGCAGATGTGTTAGGTGCATCCTTAATAGTTACTACCTCACCATCGTGGGTTAAGGCTTGGCGCTCTGCCCCTTCCATCAGCTTCTTAAGCTGCGACTCTGCGAAGTCTAAAGCCACGTTCTTTAATGAAGCTACAGCAGCTGCATATTCAGCATCGTCTTTGAGCCAAGCGTAATGCGTTTCTCTTCGAATGCCTATTTTCTCTGCTGCCTCAGTTACGTTACCCAGTGCAGATGTTAGCGCTTGTAACATCGCATCTTTTTTGATTGTTAGATTTTGTGGCTGCTCTTCCGAGTTTGGCTCTGTTTTACTTCCGACTTTGGCACTCATGCTAACTTATTCTTAAAATGTGTTATTAACTGCTCCATCTTAGAGTCATAGTATTTAGCAAATGTACTAAAACCTTCGTTATCAGCCTCATAAACTCTAAACATTATACCTCTCAAGCGTTGCGATGGCTTTTTAAGTGTATCTTCTAACTCTGATTTAAGTGATTCCACAGCATCTAACTCCTCACGTCTGAAGCTTTCATCTTTAAATGCAAGATAGCCGAACTGATTAGCTGTGCCAAATAGCTCAGCAGCTTGTGCCGGTGAAAGCTCATTAGTGCCAAAGGTCAATTTAAGAGTCTTATCTTTCCTTGTGCCTACTGATTCAAGCTGTGCTGGTATTAATATCATAACTGTTGTAGTTCTCGTTTAACATCTTTCCAAAATTTGAATTTTGAATAACCAATAAAGCCAAAGGTAAAAGACATGTGCTTTAAAAAAGTATCTACTACAATACAAGTGTATTCTTTAACCTCATCAGCATTTAAATCAGTTCTTTTCTCTTTATACTTATCTAATAGCTCCTTAGCCTTTTCTTGTGGTGTCATAAATTTAGATTACAATCGAAAAAAACTATAATAATTTTAGATTTAACACCCGACTTTAGCTTAGTGTGTTTGTGTTAGCAGTCCCTAAGTATCTAACACAGCTAATTGGAATAGTGTAGCTCTCACCTCCAATGGGCTCTCCTGTGGCGCTCATTTCTGAGTAGGAGGCACAATATCATGATCCACAATATAGGCAGCCCTCATCCTCTCCACCCTCACCTGCATTTAAGATGCGCTCACATTCTTTATCTACTTGTTCTTCACTCCAGTTAGGATTAAACATCTTCACCTGTGCCTTCAAAAAATTATAGCTATTGTCACTCATTTTTAATTAAGATTAGTAATATTAGTAATAGTTTAGTAAGATTAGTACTATTATTAGTGTAATAAGCTTTAGCTATTAGCTTAAAGCAGTTAGCTTATTAGCTAAGCTATAGCTATAGTTAATTAACATCAACAAAAGAAAAGAAAGAAAAAGAAAAAAGGTAAAAAGAAAAAGAAAGAAAAGAAAAAGCTCCCCCAAGAAAAACAAACGTTCACGCTCAATAAGAGCAGTTGC